ATACAATAAAAGGTTATCCAGAATTAATAGCAAAACAAATTGCTACAGACATTCAAAACAAATTTAATTTATAATTATGGCTGCTACAGATTTAAACACAGTTCGTCAAACGATAGAAGAGAGACTTATTACAGAATTAGATGATACCCCACCTATACCTGTTGTGTTAAATAATATGCCTTTTGATGCAAGTTCTAAAGATACATTTGTTCAATGTTTGACAAGTTTTGGTTCTGGAAGTTATTTGACTATGGGAGGTACAACAAATTCTACAAATAGTGTTGTTGGTTTAATTATTTTAAATATATTTACTGAAGAAGGTTTAGGCAGTGGGGCAAATTTTGTAATTGGCAAAAGGTTGCGTGACCTCTACAATAATATTACAGTTTCAAATGTTATTTTTGATTCACCTATTGGCCCAGAAGTTTTAAGCCCTAGTCCAGAAGGTAAATTTCAAACTCAAATCAGGATAACTTTTGAAATATATGAGGATCTTTAATGGAAATAACAGAGGCAATGCTCGATGCTATTGAGGCTGTAAAGGGAAGAAGAGAGGCTGCTTATTGGGATGGGCGTTGCAAACGATATATGGAAAACCAAGAAAATTTAAAAAAAGATGTGAAAAAACCTAAAAAAGGTTAATATAAAATAAATACTTTCTTTTGTTATGGCTATTAAGGGTGATGTTGGAAAAATCATGTTTGAAAACGCTGGCGGTACTGAAGCTGATGTTGGACAAACAAGATCATGGTCTTTATCTATTTCAAAAGACACGATGGAGACAACAAAACAAGGCGACACATTTAAAACTAATATTGGTGGCTTAATCCAAGGTGAAGGTTCAGCAGAACTTTTATATGCCCCTGGTGAAACTGGAGCAGGCTATACAACATTTATTGATGATGTTTTAACAACAGGTGATAATGCTGATGCATTATTTGAATTATTTCCTGATTCAGCAACTTCAGCAAAAAAAATTAGTTTTGCAGGGATTATTACTAATGCAGAGTATGCAGCAACCCTTGGTGAAGTTCAAATAATCAATATTAGTTTTATTACAAGCGGTGCAATAACTTCAGCTATATAGTAAATTTTAAATAACAACCCCAATTTAATATGGCGACAAAAAGAAACGTAGACCTTATTACAGAAGCGTTTGCTGATGTGATGACTGCTAGAAGGAAATATGAATTAAAAAATCCTGATGGTTCATTATTAAAAGAAATATTCTTCCCACCACTCACGAGGTTTGATAGAAAGCAAGCTCAAACTGCTGCTGGAACAGATGATGCCTTAACAATATCTACTAGGCTTCTTTGCCAGCTTGCCCAAAATGAAGATGGCACAAGGGCATTTGCTTCTGCTGATGCTGAAAACTTGCAAAGATTTTTACCAGAATCAGTTTTAAATGATCTTGAATTATTTATGATGGATATTCAAGTTGATGTTAATACAGCAAAAAACGAATAAAGCGAGATAACTGGTTAAACTTTGAGTTTTTTCTCGCAACAGAACTGGGTAAGACATTACAAGAATTAAGAAAAAGTATTACTGAAGAGGAGTTAATACATTGGGCGGCTTACTATGAAGTTAAAAATGAAAGACAAAAACAAGAAATGAATCGTCAAAAGGCAAAATCAAGGTAGAATATAATAAAGGTTATTTGTATTTGTGGCACAGTCGACAGTTAAGTTAATAGTTGATGCTCAAAATGCAATTGCACCATTAAAACGTGTTAATGCAAGTACAAAAGAATTAAGTCGAAATACAGACCAGCTTAAAAATAGATTAAATCAAGGTAAACAATCATTCGACAAGTTTGGTAATAGTGCAAACAAATCATCAAAAGGTGTAAATAATTTACTTGGTACAATAAGAAAACTTGCCGCAGCTTTTGCTGTGTTTCAAGTTGGAAAGTTTGTTATTTTTCAAACAGCAGAGTTAGAAAGGCAGAGAAAGTCTTTAGAAGTTTTAACTGGCAGTGTTGCAAAAACTAATAAAATTATTGCTGAATTAAAAGCCTTTGGTGCAGTTACACCATTTAAGGCTTCAGAGTTAATAGAAACAACAAAAAGATTAAAAGCATTTGGTTTTGAAACAGATAAACTTGTAGACACAACAAAAAGAATATCTGATATTGCAGGTGCAACTGGCGCAGACTTAGATGGCATTGCGACAGCTTTTGGACAAATCCAAGCCAAAGGTAAATTACAACAGGAAGAAAATTTACAGTTATTAGAAAGAGGAGTTGATATTACAACTGAACTTAAAAAAATAACAAAATTACAAGGAGATGAATTTGCTGATGCAATGAGAAAAGGGAAAATAGGTGCTGATCTTGTTAATCAAGCATTAATAAATCTTACAAATGAAGGTGGGGCATTTTTTGGTGGTGCTTCTGCACAGAGTGAAACTTTGGCTGGAAAATTTAGTACTTTACAAGATGGTATAGAAACATTGGCACAGAATGTTGGTGAAAAATTAGAACCAGCTTTAAAATCTGCCTTGGATATTGCTATAGAACTTGTAACTAGAATAAATCAAGCAATCGTTTCTGGGACTATTACTGATGTAGATAAAAAAGGTTTTAAAAGACAAGCAGAGGGTATTGTACGAGACCAAGCTGGGTTTATGCCAGGCGGACCTTTTGGTACGGGTGAAATATCTGCTGAATTTGGGGGCCAAACATTTAAAGGACAACCAGCGTCAGTAACATCACAAATTACAAATGCTCTTATAAATGCAGAAGTTTCAAAAAGATTAAAAGAACAATTAGCAGTACAAAAAGAATTAGAAAAATCTACAAAAACAATAACAAATAATAATAAAGAAAATAAAGTTGTAGTAGAAAATATTGGATTAACTTTTACAGAAGGTTTAGTACCAAGTACTGATTTTTTAAATGAAAATCTAGATTTAAGTGGAATATTCTTAAAAAAAATAAATACTGGAACAGATAAATTGTCAGAAAGTTTTAACACAATAAAAACAGATGCTGAATTATTAAAAGAAGAATTTGCTGAAATTGGAAAAACGATTGGTAGTCAAATTACTGATGCCTTAGTTGGGGCTATAAATGGAACTAAATCTTTGGGAGAATCTGCAAAAGCAATAATAAATGATTTAGCCAACTCTTTATTAAGAATGGGCATTAATTCAATGCTTGGTGGAATGTTTGGAGGTACTGGTTTTGGTAAGTTTTTAGGTTTTGCTGATGGCGGTAGACCTCCTGTTGGAAGACCTTCAATCGTAGGAGAACGTGGCCCAGAATTATTTACACCATCTGTTTCTGGAATGATTACACCAAACCACGCATTAGGAGGATCTACTAGCGTAGTCGTAAATGTAGATGCTTCTGGTTCTTCTGTTGAAGGTGACGAAGATCAAGGTAGAGAACTTGGCCGTCTTATATCTGTTGCAGTACAATCTGAATTAATACAGCAACAAAGACCTGGAGGATTACTTGCATAATGGCTACATTTCCTTCGATACAACCTACATACGGACAACAGAAAAGATCCGCACCAAATACTAGGACTGTTCGTTTTGCTGATGGTTATGAACACAGAATTTTATTTGGATTAGCACAACATCAGAATCCTAAAATATTTAATTTTACCTTTAATGTTTCAGAGACAGACTCAGATACTATAGAAACATTCTTAGATGCCCGTGCAAACGACTCTGACAGCTTTACGTTTACTCCTCCAGGGGAAAGTTCATCTTCTGAATTTGTTTGCGAAGCATGGAGCAAATCTATACCATATAACAATAGAGCTACTATTCAAGCCACCTTTAGACAAGTATTTGAACCTGCGTCCTAATGTCAGTATCAGCAGCAGTATTTAGTGATCTACAGTCAATAAATCCATCAGCAATTATTGAATTATTTACGCTTCAATTATCAACAGCATTACATGGTGCGAATACTATCTATCGTTTTCATTCTGGAAGCAATTTAAATGCAAATGGTCAGATAGTTTGGGTTGGTAATGCTTACCTTAGATTTCCAATACAAGCATCAGGTTTTGCTTTTCAAAGAGGACAGCTACCTAGACCTAAAATTATAATTAGTAATGCAACAGGCTTAGTATCATCAATACTTTTAACAGTAAATGAAACTACAACTGGTAATGATTTAACAGGAGCTACAGTTACAAGAATAAGAACACTAGCTAAATTTATTGATGCTGTTAATTTTGCTGATGGCAATAATCCAACCGCAGATAATACAGCAGAATTTCCCCAAGAAGTTTATTCGATTGATCGTAAAGCAGGAGAAAGTAGA